CAGTTAACTCAGAAACTAATCGAGTCCTTAACCGGAATATTGCTAATCAACAAACATCGTTGTATCAACAAAATACTATTTGGAATCCATTTAGTGATATTCACTTTAATAACGCGGTATAGCATGGACTTTGACATTTAATGATACCCCCGCCACCGCCAACAAACATATTATTGTTGTATTCCCTATACAACAATAACCTGCTGCTATTTATGATTTAATTTACTTCTTGAAATTACGCATAAGAGTTATCAAGCCAATGAAAAATAAAATGGAGTGAACGCCAAATATAACTTGGTTTACAAGTAACCATTTTGCCACATCACTATCTTCATTATTCTGTACAAATACGACCATATCGCTATGTAGATAAAAGTTCAATAAAAACGCAATGGAAAGCAAAACAAGAGCAATAAAGATCAATATAAGATTGTAAAACTGTATTTTATCCCGATAATAACGACTGTATCCAAGAGCACCGAAAGAAAGGGTGGTAAACAGTCCCACATTACGTAAAGCAGTATGGAAATACATTAAGGTAGCCTTTTTATCTTCAAACTGTTCAATATTATTCATATATAGTAATAAAACAAAATAAACTAAACAGAATCAATAGACCGCCAAGATTCCAAAGTGGCAATCTAATCTTTTTCTCGATTTCTTTTAGGAGTATACCAACAACAATATCTGACCCAAAACGAACGTTTATATCCCCCGCGTTCATTGACCTCCATAACGGACAATAAACGTTGTCTACTATCAGACCACCATTCCATAATATAAACTACATGTAATAAGGAATAATGTTTAAATAAACAATAAAACAATAAAACAATAAAACAATAAAACAATAAAACAATAAAACAATAAAACAATAAAATAATTAAAACGAACCCAAAGAAACAGTATATAAGGAAATGAAATACTTGGTGACGGTATTATGTTCTAGTAGACTAGAATTACTAAAACTGAGTGTAGAATGTGCCGAAAAACAATTAGGTTCAATAGACTATGACATATACATTGTAGTAAACACCCAAAATGAGTTATTTTACAGGGAACTAATAGATTATTATCACAATAACAAACCGCAGAAAGTAAAGAAGATAGTGCGAACAGAATCAAATGGAAAACCAGGCAAAGGGCACAACTCGTGTATAGAACTATTCAAGGAAAGCATATACGACTATTTGGTGTTGGTAGACGGAGATGATTTTCTTTATCCGCATGCGTTGTATCGCATAGACCAATTACAACAAGCCCAACAATTTGATTTGCTAACGCTATTTGGAAACAGTCAGATGAATAAAATAGAAAAAGTAGAGGAAAACGAAGGCGACGAACACGAATATACAGTAAAAATGGACTATACATTTGGTGAAGTGCGTGGAATAACGAATATATCGAAGGATTATAATAATATAGTAGCAACCCCCAATAGAACCATTGCAATCAATCAGAAAGTAATCAAAGAATATGAAAAATTATACCATGAAGACATGATTATGTATGACGACTATTATACCTTTTTACTGATCTACAACGAGTTCAATAAAAATAATTTTGAAAAAAGTTCCCCGTTAAACATACTATTAATAAACGACCATTACATGTATTTATATAACAAGTTCAACGATGGGGGTGTAACCAAGCGCGCTGGAATAAAGAACGACATAGAACGCTGTGAAAAACTAAAAGAAGAGATGGATATTAATCCGCTACAATGCGAAAAATTAAAAATAATTCCTTATGAGAGACTAATAAAGGAAGACGAAACCGAGCAAACAAGATGTGCCAAAGAGTTTTACAAAAGAATGATGGAACAAACACGATACATCAAAGGAGCCATAACAAATGACCCTCCTAGTTTACCGCGCATTGCGTTTATAGACAATGGAGATTGGGATTACACTACAATTCAAAAGAAACCCATAGGAGGAACCCAGAGCGCAATGTTATATTTATCAACCCATATATCATCGAATGCGATTGTGATGGTATTCACCAATAGTGACGAATTAAAAAAGACAGGAATCCCCCAACAAGTGAAAGAAAATTTATATTATTCTCCATTGTCCTTAGCTACGTTAGATACATTCAATCCCGACTATGTAGTGTGTCAAGGGATGATAGACGACGAGTTATACGAGTATGTAAATACGAACAAAAAGAAGTTAATTATATGGACTCAACATGATATAAATGTTACCTTCATAAAGAAGATCTACCCCCAAGGCGTATTAAAATGGAACGTCCATAAATATTTGTTTGTAAGCAAATGGCAACGGGATAGATACATTCAGAAATTTCATATTCCCAAAAGCAAATGCGCAGTTATTCAAAATGGAATTTCAGATAAAATCCAACTGCCATTAGTTCTTCCCTCCAAAAAGAAAGAATTAATTTATATAAGTTCGCCGTATCGAGGATTACTCATTGCATACCCATTATTCAAAGCAATGAAACAATATTTACCGGATATAACATTCAAGGTATTTTCTTGTTTTAACCGAGACTTTAACAATGATTATAACACAAAGGAATTTGCCCCCCATACCTTAGAAACACTGGAAAGTATTATGACAAATGAATACAACAGATATTATCGTTCGCTTTACACGCAATTAATACAACAAGAAGGAGTGGAATTTTATGGTTCAGTGCCTCAAGATGTGTTGTTTGAACATATGAAGACAGCAATGGTGTTATTTTACCCCAACACATATGCGGAAACGTGTTGTACTTCTATCTTGGAATGTATGGCCCATCGTTGCTCAGTAGTTACATCGGAACTGGGCGCATTACCCGAAACGTGTAGTGGATATGCTCGTTTATTTAATCCCTTAATTGATGTATTGGATGATAATTATTCCACAGATAATGCAGTCATCAATCCAATCAAGGTAGAAGAAATATCTAAAAAATATATGGAAAAGCTTGTAGAAAACACAATAGAAGTGCTAACCAACTATGAAACCGTAAATAATCAACGAAGATTGGACGAACAAGAAGAATATATAAAAGCAAAATGTACTTGGAAAACAAAAGCAAATGAGTTCATGAATATAATGAAAATTGAATAATATTTTACCAAATCAACCAAACCAACCAAACCAACCAAACCATGTCAAGTCTACTATTTCAACTCCCTCCCCTAGAAGAAGCAACGATTATCAAGCGTCCATCTCAATATTGCAAGACGCCGTATATGGCCGACGCAATATTGACCAAGGACTGTAGCGAGCAAGTGATGGCACACGCTCCTTCACTAGGTTGTTGCGGTCTTGCGGATAAAGACGCCAACGTGCTATTACAAGAAAATCCAAATAAAAAAGCCAAAAGTAGTCATAGCATTCAATTGTCTATTCACAAGGAACGTCATCAGGACCAAGACCATGAAACAGTGATTGGCATTCATCCTCAATTGGCAGAAACGATAGTAAACAAATGTTTACAACAAAACCGTATTGATCAACTCTCTGACCTAACCCATTATGAAACGCAAAAGACCTATAATGAATCTCGGTTTGATTTTTACGGAAATGATGTCAACAACCGGTCCTTTTACTTGGAAGTGAAAACGGTCCCATTGGCGGACTATGTGGATGAACCCAAACAGCGCAAATCAAAAAAGAAGCAAGACCCGCAACCAACCAATACAAAAGGGTACACAGAAAAGATTGCATACTTCCCTGATGGATACCGAAAAAACCCCAAAGATACAGTAAGTCCTCGTGCATTGAAACACGTTAAAGAACTACAACATGTAGTAGAAAACACACTATCCAGAGGTATATTGTGTTTTGTGGTGCAACGCGACGATGCCAACATCTTTCAGACGTCTAACATAGATCCTATTTATCAAAAGGCAGTGTATGAGGCCCACGAAGCAGGAGTAGAAATCATGGCATTACAAGTGCGATATACCAAAGAAGGTGAATGTCATTTCGTAGGGCAATTACCAGTGCGTCTACAAAACCCAGAAACAAAGGAAGAGCAATTGGTTTTGTAAAATTGAAGAGGATTTGCTGGGATACTCGAATACAATACAATACTAAACCAAACCAAACCAAACCAATGTTGCCATCCACTCTTGAAAACTTGATTCACTACATGCCTGTCGACCCTGAAATTTTGGAGGATTATCAGGCGGTGGACCGAAGTATATTGAAAAAATACAAAGATAGTAACGACAATTCCGGACATTACTATCTGGCAGGACAGATTCGTATGACTTACAAAGACGAAATTACCGTGGATAAGATCGAAGAAGCATTGAGCATAGGCGAAAGCAAACTAAGTCAATGCTACAACGCCCAAGAACTAGTAGAAGCACAAATGTGTATTCAGGATGGATATGAACTGAAAAAGCTGGTTTCCTTATGGCATCAAGCAAAAACCGTAACGTTTTAAATTCTTATAAAATATCAAAAATAAATAAAAATAAAACCAAGATATTGTCTTCACTAATCCTTTGGTAATTCCTGGTTTTTTTATCTTAGTTATGATCCCACAGTTATCCTTCCGATTCGTGATGTTCAAATATCCACTATAAAATTAGGTACCGAAATGGATGGTCCTTCATAAATGTCCAAAATATGGGAGACAATAGGGCTTCGTTGAACGTCCAATGCGCTCATCTCAACCAGCGAAATAAGTTGTTTTTTTTCATCATCAAGCGGGTGTTGCTTACATTTATACAGAATATCACCCAGTCCATTATTTTGTAGTCGATCTGTTTGTTTCAAGTCACCAGTAATGATCAGTTTACATTTGTCTCCAATACGTGTAGTTAACATAAACATTTGATTAGGTGTGCTGTTTTGCATTTCATCGGCAATAATAAAACAGTGTTTAAAAGTGCGCCCCCGCATAAATGCCAAAGGAGAAATTTCAATAACTCCATTATGTAGCATATCATCCAATTCTTTTTGATGATAAAATTCTAGAAACGTATCAAAAATGGGTCGCGTCCATGGATCCATCTTCTTGGTCAATGTGCCAGGTAGAAATCCAATTTCCTCTTCTTCTACAGGAACAATGGGACGTGTCAATACAATTTTGCGAATATCCCCGCGTTTCAATGACTGTATAGCAGATAAACAAGCAAACAATGTTTTTCCACATCCAGCAGGTCCAATGCCAAAGACAATAGAAGTGCTTTCATTATTCAGTGCATTTACATAAACTTTTTGCTGGGTTGTTTTAGGTTTGTATACAGGAGCCAATGGTTTCGACTTGCGATTATTAGAAAATCCATCGAATATTTCCTGAGCAACTGTTTTTTTGGAACGCATAACCAAGGACGTAGAATGGAACCCACGAACAGCCCCTCGTAAGAAAGCATAACTTGTCATACTACTCATTAATAAGGAGGGTATAAAATAAAAAAAGGAAAAATAACGCATTACTTTTATACAATATAATAAAAGTAATCTTCTAAATGAATTGATAACAAAGAAAATAATGGAGATACAAGGATTCGAACCAAGGTCTTTCGTGTGCTATACGAGTGCTCTTCCGTTGAGCTATATCCCCAAATCGACAGCTACAGGATTCGAACCTGTGCGGGCAAAACCCAGAAGATTTCTAGTCTTCCTCCTTAACCACTCGGACAAACTGTCTTACAAATATAGATGGTCTTCTGATAAGAAGTCAGAAATGTAATGAACTACATCTATATTCATTTTATTAATCAAAATTTGTTTTATATTGTTTAATCCTTGAATAGTTCTTTCAGTAATGTCAATATAGATAGTATCAATAATATCGTTAGTAATATAGTGTTGCATACCTCGCGACTTGTCTACACAAAGCGTGTAAATAACATTATTTACAGGAGAAGAATCCACAGCTATGTTCGCAAAAGTGCCTTGAATCAAATAATCATCAGAATCACATTGAATACAAATAGGTTTACCATAATATCGGGTATAATCAACATATTTAATTGGAGACCACATAAAAGTAAATTATAAAACATAACATTATAATAAGTAATCAATTTTTTAGAAATCATCGGTATAATAGTCTTCTTCATCGTCATAATCAACGGCATCAGGATCAGGTACACCGAATTCATCATCACTAGGAATAGGTGTATAACTATTTAATACTCCTGGGTTCAAGAAATCATAAAGATCCGTGCTGGTAAAACTCTCATTGTCTGATAGTTCGTCATTATGATGGTGAATATCCCATGCGCTGGGTATTGAACTTGCAGGAGGAGGGCAAGGAAGACTGGGTCTAACTGGTAATTGGTAAGAATGATAACAAGTGATGGGTGGTATGGGTTCTGTATCCAAGGTTCCCTGTTTAGAAAGGATAACCCAACCATTTGTAGAATGATTTGTTTCAGAAGAGGTGGCGTTTATCCAGTCAGTGGATGGTGAACTATAGTCTTCTTCAAAAGGGGAAGTAGTAGGGCTAGGAGGACGGTTATCATAAGATGGAACTGTATCAGAACAATAATTAGTTCGCTCGTGTTTTCGTAAGCGTTTTTGACAATATTTAATAGAATGTCCTGTTTCTTTACAATATCCACACACAGTGGATAAAATAAGGGGACATGTAATGGGACTGTTGGGGTCAGGAGTTTCACGTATCCAATGATTGGAATACACGGATTTGTCTTTGCCGGCTTTGAAACAAACGTCGCAATAAGGTTCCTTGTATTGGTTCTTTTTATAGGGACGACGATTATTCTTGCGGGGATAATAGGAAGTAGTGGACGCCATAGGTGGTGTGCGAAAAAAAAAGGAAAGTGTATACCTATATGTATTATACAAACAAGTAATTATTTCTTTATTTCCATTTCAGTAATTTATTCGTTGGGAATGTATGATTATAGAATATCCTTGTATTTTCCATTCCCATGTTTCTAGCACGCGTTTTGTATAGGTAACGTTATTAGTATAATGGTCAGGATTAGTGGTCAATTCCTGGTATCTTACATGTCCAATTGAAGAAAAATTACGACGCTTAGATTTATTTGGTAAAGGAATCTTAACAGAGGAAAGATAAATGGGTACGTTCATATTTTATATAGCATACAAGATAAAATATGAAAAAACCAAAAGAAACAAATCAATTTTCTATTGTTATTATTATTATTATTATTATTATTATTTATTTATATGTTCACTGAATATTATGTTTAACAATGTGTTCAACAAGAGGAGGAGGAACCGCATTCCCAATTTGTGTGACTTTCTGTTTCCAATTTCCCTCTACAATATAATCAGCAGGAAATCCTTGAATTTGTTTCAATTCATCAGGCAACAATACACGCAAGTAGCATCCTGACGCATTTTTCAAGGGAACAAAGAAGCGAGGTTGATGATCATAACTACAAATAATTGTTTTGGTGGGTTGTCGAATATCAACGATTTCACAATGGATAGGACTAATGCGCTTTCCAAACGAGAACAAGTTATCAAATTCCTTATCCTTATAAGTAAGACCCAAACCTGATGCATTATTCTTCATAACCAAATACGGATGGGCGCCATTATTCGGTTCATATTCTTGGGTATCTTCCATATTCGTCAAAATACACTCGTCAGGAATTTCGGAAAACAAGGAGTCATCTACCTTGAGTGTATTGGACATGTCATACTTAACAATCTGTTTCAAGTTAGGATTAGAAAGCAAAGGTTCAGGAAAGGAAGGTTCTTTTGTTGCCCATGCACGCTTTTTTTTAGGATTTTGCTTTGTGCCAAGAATAATGAGGCGTTCTCTTTTTTGAGGAACTCCAAAATCATCTGCTTTCATCACCTGATATTGAACATTATATCCAAGTGCCTCAAATTCGCGAACAATAACATCAATATATTTTTCTCCGCTGGTTGTTTTTCTAGAAAGAAGTCCTTTTACGTTTTCGCCAATAATCATAGAAGGTTCAACAATCTTGGCACTACGTAAGAACTCTCGAAACAATGTGTTGCGTGGGTCGTCGTCCAACTTTTTACCGGCTGCACTAAATCCTTGACAAGGGAACCCTGCAAATATAATGTCGACCTTATTTTTATAGTTTTCAAATACAGAATCTGGAATGTTGGTAATATCCAATGTTCCATTGTGTTCAATTCGCTCTGCGTCAGGAAAGTTTTTATCGTGAGAATCACAAAACAATGAATTCAATTCATTGTAAGCAATCACTTTACATCCGGCATTTTTTAGACCAAGGGTGTCACCTCCAAGTCCAGAAAAGAGACTGATTGCGGTGTATTTGGGTTTAGGCATCTAATACTATATATAGCGTTGATTTTATATTATAGTTTATCCATAGGGATTAATGCCATTGTTGTTGAGAATGTCCACAAGAAAGGTTATTTTCACAGGGTCAAAACCAACACCAGATTCAGGCATTCCATATAACATAATGTAGTAATTATAAACAGCAGCCAGTTTAACAGTTTGTGTAATCCCCATACTACTTGTGCTGGTAGGATTGGCAATATTGGTTACATTCACTTGGCTAATAAGATCTTGGACGCGTTTTTCCAAAGTTGCTTTATCAACCCGTAATAATGCATTTTCACCATAAATAGTATATGAATTGACCGCACCTACCAAGGTTTCTTCTGCAATCTTGTATAACAATGCTAAATCGGTATTTGTTGTGATTGCTTGTTGATCTCTTACCGCCTTTAATAGCAACGCATACTGGTCGTAGTTATTGGGAATTTGTTCATACGTTTTATTAGCCATATTAGAACCATACATGGTTTCAATCACCTTCAATACATTAATAAAGGTGTTATCAATATTAAATGCCTCTTGTTGACTAATAGCACCAGTCCCTGAACCCAATGTAATAGGATCAATAAGGGACCTAGTATACGACAAGGTCATTTTATTAGAAAAAAAGGATTTACTAGCGGATGGCATAGTTATATTATAGTAAGATGTTCTCATACACTAGGATACGCAATCAATAATAAATGCTTGTCAGGTGATATACTCTTGTTGTTCATTGTTAGGGTAGTAAGTTCTTTATCGATAGTATACGAATGAGACCTCAACAATTGATATAAATAAGGAATATCTTGGTCGGTTAAAATATGTTTATCTTCGGAATGAACTAAAACCGTTGTGCAACCACTTCGCCCATTTTTAAAAGGAGATACACTGGGAAATGATTTATGTGTTGTCATCGAAACAAGGGTGCCAGTAATAGTCCCTTCAATAACAATGAGTTTCTGATATTCATTATTAACAATCGTGGGTTGTAAGTAAAAAAAAAGCATTGGATATAACAGATGGATATATATTTTAGAATATGAAAAAAAGAAATATAAAGACGACTTCTTATATAAGTATAGGTCGATGACCTATATGCTCCTGTAGTGTAGTGGTTATCACTCGAGACTTTGAATCTCGAAACTTGGGTTCGAATCCCAACAGGAGCTATGTAATGTAGTTCCTGTGTAAACCTAGTGATCTCCATTACAAAAAA